GGGCTTCGGCCCTTTTCTTTCTGTAAACCTTGAAAGTTCAATATGAAAAACGCCAAGCCCGCCATGAAAATGAAGTCGAAATGAAGCCGGGCCTTTACGCCAACATCAATGCAAAGCAAGACCGCATCAAAGCCCAAAAAGCAGCCGGTGGCAAGGTTGAGCGTATGCGCCCTGTTGGCAGTAAAGGCGCCCCAACAGCCGACGCATTTAAGCAGTCGGCAAAAACTGCCAAGCCTGCTAAGAAAAAATGACTGACCTGCCCGCACTGGTTTACAAGTCTCCCGGCACGCACATGCAGCCATCTGGAGGAAGCTACAAATATTCCCAGGCATTGACGCAAGAGGACCTAGAGCGGCTCTTGGCAGATGGCTGGTACATGACTAGCCTAGCGGCAATAAAGGCCGCTGGAACCGGATCTGTGCGACCTGTAAAACGTGCGAAGTGGCGTGATCCTAAGCCGAAGAAGAAGCGCCCATCTGTTCCGCTTGATGGCATCAACCATCGTCTTTTGGTGGTTGCTGACAAGCAAGACAATGCACCGCCTACTAGGGCGGAGCTACTGCAAAAAGCGAAGGAACTGGGTTTGGTGTTTTCTGACAAAGCGAAAGATCACAGGATCGCAAAACTCATCACCAGAAAACTTAGCGGGGTATGACATGGGATACAGCAAGCGCGAATTTGTCTCGGCAGCTTACGAAGAGATCGGGCTTGCAAGCTACGCCTTTGACCTCCAGCCGGAACAGCTCCAATCAGCTTTGCGTCGCCTTGATGCGATGATGGCAGACTGGAATGGTAAGGGCATCCGGTTAGGGTATCCACTGCCAGGCAGTCCCGAAGATAGTGAATTAAGCGAGCCGACACTTATCCCGGACAGTGGCAACGAAGCGGTAATAACCAACCTTGCGATTCGTCTTGCTCCAAGCATGGGCCGCCAAGTGATGATGGGCACCATGGCGATTGCTAAGGCCAGCTACAACACGCTGCTACAGCGCGCCGCAATGCCCCAAGAGCAGCAGCTACCGTCAACAATGCCGGGTGGCGCAGGCCGTAAGCTTTCGAGACAGTACAACAACCCATTCCTACCTAAGCCTGTAGATCCTGTGCTGGCCGGTCCAGATGGGCCGATAGAATTTTACTGAGAGCGAAAAAATGCCATACATCAACCAGCTACCTGTTCTCAGTAATGTCTCGCCAGGCGACCAGATCCCGGTTTACAGCCCAAATAACGGAGATGCTAGACGGTTGCCTATCAGCCAGCTCCTAGCGTTTTTTGAGCAGACCTTTGCATCGCCAAGCCTTGCGACAAACATCTTTACGCCAGGCACGGGCTTTAATATTTCTGTGCCTTCGCCGGTTGAACAGCAGTGGATGCTTATTCAGCCGGTCGGCACGCTGGCGCTTGGTACGATTACTCTGCCGCTGAACACCGGCACGCCAGATGGGTCTGAAGTGCTTATCACGACAACCCAGCAGATCACCGGCTTCACCCTTGCCCTTAACGGTGCCGCGCAGGCCTACGGCGTGCCGACTACCCTAGCGGCAGAGGACAACTTCCGGGTGCGCTACGTTGACGCAACAAATAGCTGGTATCGAATCGCGTAACCCAAATGCAGATCCCGATTCTCAACGGCATCTATGCTGACAGCTCGCCACAGCTTCGCACTGCCTACCCTGTAAACCTCGTGCCGGTGCCGAAGAAGTCGGGCATCAGCAACGGCTTTCTGCGACCAGGCGATGGGTTGGTGCAAAACGGTACAGGCCCAGGCATCGATCGTGGCGGTATCAACTGGCGTGACGAGCTTTACCGCGTGATGGGCACAAAGCTTGTTTTGGTAGACCGTGACGGCACAGTTACCACGCTGGGCGATGTTGGTGGCCCGGTTGATGAAATGGTGACGATGGACTACGGCTTCGGTCGTTTGGCCATAGCATCCGGTGGGCGGCTTTACTACTGGGACGAGGTATCTCTGGTGCAAGTCACAGACCCGGATCTAGGCCTTGTGCTTGATGTTGTATGGGTTGACGGGTACTTTATGACCACGGACGGAAGTTCGTTGGTTGTGACTGAGCTGTCAGACCCAACTCAGATCAACCCGCTAAAGTATGGAAGTTCAGAGATTGACCCCGATCCGGTTGTTGCGCTGCTGAAACTACGCAATGAAATATACGCATTGAACCGGAACACAATCGAAGTGTTTGACAACGTGGGGGGTCAGTTTTTCCCGTTTGCGAGGATCCCCGGGGCGCAGATCACAAGGGGCGTGGTGGGCACCCAGGCTTGCTGCACATACCTCGATGCGATTGCATTCCTGGGCAGCTCACGCAACCAACCCCCAGGCATTTTCTTGGGCGTCAACGCACGGTCTGAAAAGATTAGCACACAGGAAATTGACAACCTGTTGCTGGAATACACCGAGGCCGAGCTGTCTGTTGTAAAGCTTGAGTCTCGAAACGACAGAAGCCACCAATTTCTATACGTTCACCTTCCTGATCGTGCGGTTGTCTACGATGCCGCAGCGTCCCAGGATCTAGGTGAACCGGTTTGGTTTACGCTTACCAGTAGCCTTACGGAGTATTCGCAATACCGTGGCAAAAACATGGTCTGGGCTTATGACAAATGGCTAATCGGTGACACGCAAAGCCCTGCGCTGGGGTACTTTGTCCAAGACATAAGCACCCACTGGGGGCAGATTGTTTATTGGGAGTTCGGCACCATGATTGTCTACAACGAAGGCAACGGGGCGATCTTCAACGAGCTAGAGCTGGTGAGCTTGACGGGAAGTGTGGCGCTTGGTTCAAACCCAGCTATTACAACAAGCTACAGCACAGATGGCATGTCGTTCAGCCAAGAGCGTTCGATAAAGGTGGGCACGACTGGAAGCACAAAAAAAAGATTGGTATGGTTTCAACAAGGCCACATGCGCAACTTCCGCATCCAGCGATTTAAGGGCAACAGTCAAGCGCATTTGTCCTTCATGCGCCTAGAGGCCCAGCTAGAGCCTCTGGTTTACTAAGCATGGCCGCATCATTCAGCATCAGCCGGGACCAGTTGGCGACGTTCTTGAAAAGCCCTGAGCTAGTACGTCAATTTGAGCGGCTTCTCGAGTCGGCAAACTTAACTTCTGTTGCCAACGGTGGCACTGGCCAGAGCACATACGAAGATGGTGACCTTCTGATTGGCCTGAACCCAGGGTTGGCAAAATCCAGACTTACGGCTGGAGTGGGGATTGGGATTGACAACGGCCCCGGATCGATCGGTGTTCGCATCACAGATACGGACGTCACGCCAGGGTCATTCACTTACGCATCAATCACGGTAGATGCACAAGGGCGACTGACTGCCGCCGATAGTGGCGTTGACCCAGTAACCTCAGTCACAGGCACAGCGCCCATTTCCAGCAGTGGCGGCTTGACGCCGGCCATAGGGTTGAATGATACGGCAGTAGCGCCTGGAAGCTATGTCTTCGCTTCTTTCACGGTTGACGCACAGGGACGGCTTACAGCGGCATCAAGCGGCTCGCCTTTGGCTGGAGGTATAAGCGCAACCATTGACACCGCAAAGCTTACGGCAGTCGGGATAAATGGATCTATGACGTTTACAGACGGCATCCTTACATCACAAACACAAGCAACATAAGGCAAACATATGACGATGTTTATGCGCAGTATGGGCGGCATTCCAGATGCTATTCCGTTTATCACGACGACTGAGAACAAAGAAAACACGCGGGTAGCCGTGGAAGAATGGCAGCATGGCCCAGTGGTCCCTTCAAACGATCCTACAGCCAACAAGCCGTATTGGATGGCCCTTGCGCGTGCGTTTCAGGTAGACGAGCGGGAAGCGCGCCGTCATCGTTGCTCAAACTGCACTCACTATGACAACAGCAGCATGAAGCAGGCTCTCATGGAGCGCATTCCACAAAACGCCGGGGATGTTGGGGCAGGGTATCGGGGCTACTGCAAAAAGTTCGACTTTATCTGCCACGACTTGCGATCGTGCCAGGCGCAGCAAGAACGAGACTTTGACGAATTCCACCACGCATCATAAGCAAATGTGCCAAAATACAGACGCTGAGCTTAACGAGCCGCCAGCAGCTCGCCAGAAACGGGCCAATGATGCTGCTAGTTACTGAAGGCATAACGACAGACCATCTCCGCGAGGTCTATGCAGATCCATACATTGCGCGCGTGGGCCACGATCATCGTGCATTTTCTCCAGTGGTGCACCCTTGCGCCGTTTACCTGTCTGCGTGGTGTGACGGAATATTTTGCGGTGCATTCTTGGCCATCAAGAATTCGGACTTGGATCTAGACCTTCACGCCCTGCTAAAAAAGTCTGCTGTGATGGTTTCGCGAGAGCTAGGCAAGGCTTTCTTGGCGTGGGCGTTTGCCATGCCTATCCTTCGGGTGACTGCGCACATCATCCAAGGTCTTGATTCAGCAAAAAACTACTGTCTTAAGCTTGGGTTTAAGCATGAAGGAACTAAGCGCCAAGCGTGTATGCAGTCTGGCGTGGTCAAAGACGTTTACTGCCTGGGCATGACTAGGCAAGAATGGGATAACAAATGAGCTTCATTGGAGACGCTATTGGGGACGTTTTCGGCGGTATTACTGGTGCCAAGCAACGCGGCAAGGCTGCTGAGAAAGCGGGACAAACACAGGCAGCAGCTTCGCAGGCTGGCATTGAAGAACAGCGTCGGCAGTTTGACGCTCTTGTCAATCTCATGTCGCCTTTTGTCACCGCTGGAACCGGTGCGCTGGCTGGGCAGCAAAACCTAATAGGGCTCGGTGGTGCTGATGCGCAAAACCAAGCTATCAGCGGGATTGCAGATTCACCGCTATTTATGCAGCTACAAGAGCAAGGTGAAAACGCTTTACTACAAAATGCGTCTGCTACGGGCGGGCTTCGTGGCGGGAACGTACAAGCCGCCCTAGCGCAGTTTAGACCGCAGATGCTACAGCAGGCCATAGACAATCAGTTTAGCCGCCTAGGGGGACTTGCAAGCCAGGGTCAAGCAGCAGCAGCAGGACAAGCGCAAGCGGGTCTAAGCGTTGGCGACAACGTAAGCAACCTACTGGCAAACGAAGGGCGCGCAGTCGCTGGTGGACAAATTGCACAAGGTGGTGTGGTCGGTAGCACGTTTGGAACGCTTGCGTCTCTTGGCGCACTTGCCGGCGGGTTAGGTGCTTTTGGAGGCGCTGGAGCTGGAGCTGGAGCTGCGGCCGGGGCTGGAGCTGGCTCAAGCATTTCCCTAACCGGCGGATTAAAATTCCCAGGCTTGGGCCTGAAAGCCTTTTAAGATCAAAACATGGCAATCAACCCACTACAAGGCCCAATCGACTATTCGGGCATGATCCCGCAGGTTGATCTTACGCAGAGAATCGCGCAAGGGTTACAGCTTGGATCTGGCATCCGACAGGCGCAAGACCAGCGCGCACAGGCACAAGCGGCAGCAGAAGCTAAGCAGCAGTATTCGACTGACCTACAGGCTGCTTTTGACAACCCGACGCAAACAGCGTTCGCAGAGTTAGCCGCCAAGTACCCGCAGAATGCAAAAGCCTTTGAACAAGCATCAGCAGGTATTAGCGCAGATCAAATAAAAAACGAGTTTAACGCTGGTTTTGAAATATCAAACGCTATTGAACTTGGTAAACCAGAAGTTGCAAAACAGTCTCTGTCTCGCATAATTGCTGCAAAAAAGAACAGCGGAGAACCTTTAGGCATTTATCAGCAGGCCATGGATGCACTGGAAGCAGGAGACGTAGATAGGGCTCAGGCTGGTGTTAACTTGGCGTTGTCTATATTGGACCCCGACAAGTTTATAAAACTGGCCCAGGCTAATGCTGCGCCCGCTACGGCAAAGAACGCATCACGCAAGGGCGCGGCAGACGCTGACGCGGCCATTGCTGAGGCAACTATTGCACAAGCAAACGCAACCAACGCGACAGAAAGTGCCGCAGCAGACTTGGCACTTGCTAAGGCAAACGCGGCTAAGGCGCAGGTTGATGCCAGGACCGCAGCCCCATTAGCAGATGCTCAAATAAAGAACATCAACAGCCAGATCTCAAACAGACTAAAACTGTTTGGCCTAAAACAACAAGAGCTGGAGCTTAGGGCAAATGAAGTAACTGCTGTGGTGGCTGAAAAGCTGTCTTCCATTGAAAATATGGGGCTTGATGTACCTAAGGACGTTAGAGCATCCATAAATGCAGCAGCTACATTGTCCGCGACAAGCAAAAAATCTGCGATTGAGTTTTTTAACCTTGCAGGAAAAATTGAGTCTGCAAGTGGAGGTCGCGGTATTTTTACAACCGCTACGGAGGTGTTAAAACGGGCAACTGGTGTGCAGGGTACGTTTTCTATGGTCCGTAACGAATATAGTCGGGTGCGAAACAGTATCGCAATCAAGAGTCTTCCCCCAGGTGTTGCCACAGACAAAGATATTAACCTTGCACTGAAAGGTCTGCCCCCTGAAACCGCTGGAGCTGCGTATCTTGCATCGTTCCTTAAAGGAATGGCAAAGATGCAAAACATTGATGCCGCCGTCTCAGATGCTAAGACGGATTGGCTGCAAAGCAACAACGGTCTTTTGACAAAAGCAAGGTCAGATTTTACTGCTGGGCCTTTGGATGTAAAAAAAGGGGAATCCTTTACCGAGTTTGCCGAGCGTGTAATTGTTGATATGGGTAATAGCTACGAAGAAGCTACAAAGCCAGACGCCTCGTTGCAAATACCAGTCGGGCGAGCTACTGGCGCTACACCAGCGGCAGGCCCAGCCGCCGCCCCGGCAGCAAATCGAAATATAGTAGTGGACTACTGAAATGCCATATTCAATCACCACTAGGGATGGCATCACAATCAATAACATCCCCGATGATGTTGCGCAAGACTCAGAAGAACTAAAGTCTCGGGTTGCCAGAATTCGGGCTAGTGGCGCACCATCCGCAGAGCCGCAAGCACCGCCTGTTCCCGTGCCGGTTGATCCAACCCTGGGGCAGAACATTATTGGCGCAGGCGAGACGGCATTAACGCTGGCGACTGGAGCCACTGGTGGCGCGTTGGGCATGATTGGCGGCACTCTCAAAGGTCTTGCCGAACAGATATTAAGCGGGCAGTTCGGTACGCAAGAGGCTGTTCAAATGATCCAGAAGTCTGCGCAGGATGCGGCCAGCGCGTTGACGTTTGCTCCACGCACCGAACGCGGCCAAGAAATGACGCAAGCCACTGGCGAGTTTTTAGGCAACGCGCTGCCTGTCCTGCCAATTCTAGGCCCGCAGGGCGCTTTATTGCAAAGTGCAGCGCAGTCTGTGCCGGTCGTTAGAAACGCTGCGCAGCAGGGCGCTGCGTTGGCTGGGCAGGGCGCCCGAGCTACTGGCCAAGCTGCTGCTGCTGCTGGCCGCGCTGTTGTTAGACCTGTTCAAGGCGCAATCAATACTGGCCGTGCAGCGTTAGGCATCCCACCAGCCATAATTCCTGCTGCTGCTGACGATGCCGCCGCCATAGGCAGGGCATCTATTGGCGCAGCTGGGGTGAATCTTGAAAGACAGCGACTTGCTGAGCTGAACATGGCAAACGATGGTGTTGGTGGCGTACCAATCCGCATGACAGAAGGAGAGTTCAAAAGAGAGCCTACTCTCTTAGCTTTCGAGAAGGAAACCGCAAAAACCCCAGGCATTCAAGAATTGTTTGTGCAGCGCCAGCAGCAAAACAACCGCGCAACCCTTGGAAAAATTAACCAAATTCTTGACGATACGGGCGCTAACACTGGCGATTACTCAAACACGGGTATAGCGGTTGTTGATACGCTAATGAAAGGATGGGCTGGCGAGAAGGCAAAAACAAAAGCACTTTATGACAAATTTAGGGACTCTACCGAGGCCGCTACTGTTGTTGATCCCACACCCGTTTTTGAGTTCCTCAACACTCAAGCTAGAGGAGTTGCGGGCATTACGGGGGTCCCCGATACAGCAAGGCAAAATGCAGTACGCCTAGGCATTGCAAGAGAGCAACCAAACGGCGACTTAATCCCTACCGCTGGCGTTACGCTTGGGCAGCTTGAGGACTTTCGCCAGTCTGTATCAAAAATTAGTGCGGCAAACCCAAACGACAAGCGACTTTCTTCTATCATCAAAAGAAGCATTGACGATGTTGGCGACCCAGTTGGTGGCGGGCTTACAAAGTCCATGCGTGCCCAGCGCAGAAACCAGGCATCAAAGTACGAAGACCGTGCCATTGTGTCTAGGCTGCTGCTAGAGAAAAAGGGCATGGCAGACCCTAAAACACCCATTGAAGACGTGTTCCGCGCAAGCATTCTAAACTCTCGCACAAGCGATATTACGCGCCTGAAACGGGTATTAAATACAATTCCTGACGAGGACGGTCCGCAAGCTTTCAAAGAATTGCAAGGCGCCACGGTACGGCACTTGTTGGAAAAGGCAGAAAGTGGTATTGG